GAGAGCGGAGAGTCATAGCGACTACACCCGCGTTGTTGTAGTTACCTCCGACTACAGGATCGGCGGATTTACCAAAGCTTGCATCAATCGTTCGAATTTTTGCTCTGTCGTCTGTACCACCGTCAATTAAAACAGATGCACCGTATTTCTCGATGAATTCTGAACGGGCGATATTGCCACTGTTATTGATCTCGACCCATACCGGCAGACTTGGGTTTCTCAGAGATGGTACATCGTATCCGCGAGTACTACCACCACCGTCTTCCTCTGTCAGGTCATTGCGAACCAAGGTGTCCGCAATCATCAGTTCATGCAATAGGATCCATCGAGCCCTTGGAATTTGAGAAATTGATGTAGGTAACTCTTGGTCCTTATCAACTACAAAGGCATAAAATCTTACGTTTGACGCGCCGTACCATCCCCACTCAATAAGGTACATATGCGTCTTAGACAAATCTAATGTTTGTCTAGACTGTCCTGTCCCGTCTAATTTATCTCCAGTCCATTGTGATCTTGGAATGCGTGTCTCATGCTTAAGCCCATTACCTGCACTATTACGGTATAGAACTCCTAATCGATCACCTTTACCATCACCTGTGCATTCAATAAAAAAGCCATCAGTTGTATCGCCAACACCCCACAAGCGTGTGCATGATACGGGTGTTTCATCTGTCGACATACGCACAGCCAAGCTGACGCGTGCGATTTTCCCCGGTTGGTATCTATAACGTTTCTTAGAGGCAATACGCGCTCTTTGGAAGCCACCGTCGTTGCTATTTAGAATCAACTGGGCTGAGCCAGCTTTAATATTGTGCTTTACCTCTCCATCTGGAACGGGTGAGTAATCAGCACTTGCTCCGAAGAGCTGCGTCCATCGGGCAGACTGGGTTGAATCAACTTCAGGACGTTCGTCTAAACCGCTTACGTCATACAGCCAGTCATCCTTACTCAGTTCATAAGGGTCATGCAGTGATTGAAATGCATATGCTCTGGTCAGCCGCCTGATACCTAGTTGGTCACGATCAACTTCGGTTTCAAATCGATAGTTATCGATAATTGGAACCGAGACGCCCTCCCTTGGAAGGACGACAGGCATCGAGTCTGTAGCTTTCTTTTGTCCTGCCGGAAATGTTCCGTCAGCTTGGACCTCTTCCCCATTTCGGGTTACTGCCTTCCTCCCGATGTCCTCCGGCAGTTGATAGGCAGTGGTCATCAGCGCTGTCCCCAAGTAAGGCTCGCTTTAACAGTGTTTGTAGATCCGGGTCCCATACTTTTCGCAGCAATGACCAGTACATCCCCTGCCGTTCCAGAAGCTGCGTTAGCTTCCCTGGTTAGATACTGACGAGCAAAACTGAAGATATCCGTCAGTGAAACGGAGTTTGCGTCAGCATCTCCTGTGTAGAACGCCGCCACCTGTGTCCCACCTGTGAAGGATTCAATAGCGTTTGTAGGGCTGCCCGGTGAATTGACCTCGATTGCGGAAAGAGTCCCTGTACTTGTAAAGGTCGTTACCGGGCTGGACGTTGAGTCACTCATGGTGTCGGGGTTCTTGACCAAGACAAACTGAGTTCGTTCTGAACTGACCATCGACAAGATCAGCGGGAAGACACGCAGCAAGTTGCGCTTCACCTCCCCCTGATTGTTGGTGATGTTTTCTTTAATGCGGAGTGCCAGAACTGGTGAGAAAGCTCCTGGTCCTACCCCAGTTATCTTCGCCCCGTCCTCCGAGAAGATAGAAAGCTTGCTGTAGTCACCGCCGTCAATACTGATCTGAGCGCCGTATTTTCTCAGATATGAATTAGCTGATAAGGTTCCAGTCTTCTCAATGCGGAAATGCATCGGAAGTGTTGGGTTACCCAATGAAGGGTAGGCTATTCTGTCTGAGCAGTTTAGGTTGTGTGCTATCAGCCAACGTGCATTTTTAGCTGTTTCACCAGAAGCCAGATTCGCGTCAATGGGTACATAGAAGAGCAATCTTGCGCCTGTGCCGCCATACCAACCGTATTCTATTCTGCACATTACGAGATTAACTAGGCTCAAATCGTGCAGTGAATTTGTATCCTCTTCGCCAATACGAACTGCACCATTTTCACCAACCATTCTGTCCCCATTCCACTTACTGCGGGGTACAATCTCTTCCATCACCGTTGGTGAGCTTGAGACCAAACTGTAAATAGTGCCCTCGTCGGTTCTATTAGGTTGTGCAGCCATTACAGCGGCGTCAACGGTGAATGTTGCTGGATCTACTCCCTGCGCGGTATAACCGTTCAGGTGATCTTTGGGCTTCTCACCCGATGATGTCCGGCGAACAAAGAACAGGGAATTACCCTGTACACGAATAAGATATCCATCAGATGCGTCGAACATGCCAAACTCCATTTTTGCGCTGGAGTCGCGGCTCATCGACACACCGAAGCTTGTGCTTGTGATGCGGCCTGTTTGGTACGGGAATGCCTGCTTTGTGATAAGCGAGGCGATATTTCCGTTAGCTGCTGTGGGAGTTAGGAGTACTTCAGCCGAAGACTGTTGACTAATGTGATTAACCTGAGTAACCCTTGAACCGCCTGATGTAACTTCAGTTTTTGCCCAGACATCAGGGTCGATGTCGATGAGGTTTACATCATCAAAGGTTGCTAGCGGTGTCTGTACTCTAGGGATACCCAGCAAGTCATCACGGACTTGTGAAGGAGCCGACAGATTGTCGAGAATAGGTACAGGACTCTGATCGGATGCAACTACAACCGGAACAGACTTGTCGCTGATTGCTTGGCCTGCCGGGATAGGAGTTGTCCTGCCCGCAGTAATAATAGTTGTGCCTTCTTGGACAGATGACATTAGTTGTGACCCTTAGTTTGTACTATCTCGGGAGATACGAGGAATTACTTCCAAAGTTCCGATTGCCAGAGTATCCTCCTGATATAACGATACCGTTCCTTGTGTCGTACCAGCAGTAAAGGCAGGTACTCCGGCGTTTGTAGGCTCTATTTCAAATACTGTTGGGCTTACTATTACTAACTTATTACTTGAGAAATCAACACCATCGTAAGAGGTTTGCCCAGTTCCGGAAAGAATAACCTGATCCTCTGTTGTCAGATTATGAACTGCTGCTGTTGTGACCCTTACTCTGGATGTACTAACACCGCCAGGAGCTGTAAAGGAACTACCAGCGCTAATATTTAAAATGGTTGCTTGTATTGTAGAAAAATATTCACGTAGATCCCAGAGAAAAACACCTTGTAGCTCATCGGATTGATCAACACCGTTTGAAATACCAGATGGGGCAAACCCACGTTCTGTATATCCCAACGGGACATTGCGTCCAAGTGCTTCGGTTTGACGGCTTGATAGACGCAGAGAAAGCATACCCTTCGACGGATCTGTTTCTACGATTCCAAAAGTATCTACAGCAGACGGAGGTGTTGTTGAAGCGTTGAAGAACCGACGTATGTCAGCCACCAATACAGAATTCGAGTAGTCGTAAGGAGTCCCCCACGGTTTTTCGATAATGAGCTGCAACTCATCGAAGGTATCACCCTGTCGGACTGTTACAGCGATGTTGTCGAAACTCATGTCTACCTATCAATTAGCTTTTTAATAAGACGCTGCCTTGGTGTATCTTCAGGAGTGATAATTGGTCCTGAAGACGGTAAACTCTGCGCTCTATTTAACTTTAGCTGATGAAGATCTACAACCGATTTATAATATTCCGCATTCAGCTCGATCAATCGTTGATTGTCTTGCTCTAGGCGCTTGATGCGGTCGTGTAGGGCTTTCGGAGGAACAGGTTTCTCTAGATATACTGTTTTTATCTCAGGTTCTTTCTGCACATTTAGCTTTGCGATAGTTGCATCTTTTCCTGCGAGCGCAGTGTCTGTAGAGTTCTTAAATGACTGTAGTTCTTCTTCAAGTTGTTGTACTCGTGCTTCTGCTGCTTCAAGTTGAGAGGTGATTTCCTGTTTGTCCTCTAGGCTTTCGTTCAGCTCTCCTGCAATCCGCTTCAGCTGCACCCGTTCATATACCGTCTGATCAGAGGGGGAGTTTGTTGTTTTGGAATTAACACTGTTGGCTGGTGTAATGTCGATCTCGGTCTGATTAGCAATCCTCCAACGCAAAGTAAAGCTCGTTCGTCGAGTATCACCTACGCCTTTAAACCCAACCAGATACGTGATGCCATTAGGGGTAGGAAGCAAATCGCAATCAATTGTTCCATTAATAACGTCGACATGCTGTTCATCACCCTGACAGCCAAAGAAAGGCCTAGAGGGTTTGATAGCAAGAATGCCATCTCTTTCATCCTCGAACAAGAGACCAAAGACACGGGTCATGACTAGACCTCTCGATAACTAATTGAGACCGTGATATTTGCAGAGCCTGTTTTACTAATCATCAACTTGTCACCAAGGGCGGTCTCGAATAGTCCGAGTTCGCTTGCTTGAGTGACCGTGCCATTGACCGGTAAGTAAATATCTTCAGCAATTATCGCTGCAGAAGCGCCTGTTTCAAATTTGACGCTACAAGCGGCGTCTGCACTGACTGTCAGGCTCAAGACACGAAGTTTCTTCGCGCTGACTGCAGACACTAGATCAGAGGTTGCGGTGGCTGCAGCCTGGGCCACAGTCGCAAACTTGATGTCATTGGAGAAAGTGTCGTGGAAAGTTACAAAGCCGTCAGTTGTACTGCCCGATCCTGAACCCCGGATATAGGCATCATTTCCGTTGGCATCGCGTCCGTAGAGTGACATCAGATAAAGGACAGTAGGATCGTATTATTAGGGCTATTAAATTCAGCAACCATACTGAATACAAGCGTCGTCGTAGTCATAAATGGCGTTTTACTGCCACTATTCAAAACCGCTCGTATTCTAACTGTAGCGTTCTCAAAATCCTCAGCTGCAAACTCAATTCTCGGAGATCTAGGATAACCAATCGTCATAAATACGCTTTCACCTGGATCGAATCTTTCGACTTCATAGTGGTCGACCCTTTCGTCAGGGATCCCCTGAGAAAAGAACCCGCCAGGAAACACTACGTCTAGGGCAGCATCCGGATAGTTAACGGGCGCTTCCCACTCAACAATCATTGTGCGGGCCATTAGGTCTCCAGATTACGAATACTGAAATTAACTTTTTTTGAATTTAATGCAGGGTTGCGGTTCTTGTAATAGGTTTTTGTTGATCGTCCATAGTCCAGTTCGTCGTTACTGTCTACATATTCAAACTTGCGATCTGTATAAAGTACACCAATTACATCATATGATCCGTTGGAATCTTCTTTGACGGATTGGACTCTATACCGGCGGAATTTATTCTCATTAGATTCGTCCACCAGAATCCACATCTGCATGCTTGTAGGGACTGGAGACATGACTACTGGTCCCAGTATATTGATAGTACTTCCAGTGATAGAACCAACTGGATAGACCTGAGCGATCCCTGTACTTCCATAGACGTAAAGACGCAATGAATTAGAACTCGGGTACTTGACTATTTCTCTATCCGCGATTATCGATGTAGCCGTTGCAATTTTTATCCTGCCTCCAGATGTCATTCGTGTCTTCAGCGGGTCAGCAATCAAACAGATATCACCAGGCAAAAGCATTGCCCCTTCTGTTCCCACAGTGAACGAAACAGTCTCAGTGTTTAGCTGATTACTACCCAGGACGTAACGACCTAATCGGCGAGCTTGTGCTCGGCTTGTGCACCCCAACGCTCGGATGGTCTTTTGATTGTATCCATATCTCTCAATCGCTGCTCGATCTTCAATGCTCTCCTTTCTTTCGATGTAGAACTCACTGGGTTCTACGTAGCTGACCTCGACAGCGGTTGTTCTCGCCTGCTTGGCTGTGCCTTCATACACAAAGCAGGGTGCAGTTACCTCCCCACTATCATCCGTTTCCTGAATCGTGTTTGCCTCTGAATACAGCCTGAACTGCACTTTATCCGTATGTTTTAACTTCTTATCGATAATCACTGATACGTAACCACCTGCATAGATCAAGCTTCCTTGAAAGGTTGCTGCAACGGCTCTGATAAGATCTAAAGCATCCCCTTTTCTATTTATATAAGCGTTGAACTCAATATTATTTGCGTTGCAATAGTCAGCAGCAACTAAGAACGAAGCTAAGTCAATATCTTCTATACCGATGCCGGGTTCTGTGACGTCCTGAGGGTTATTGCCAGTAGTTTGGTAGATGCGCCCACCACAGCCGTAGCGGGAGTTTGTCAGTAAATCTAATAGTACGTAAGCAGGGTTATTGCTGAATGCGTAGCTGACCTTTAGGTTGCTGTCTAGGGTTGGTACTTTTATACCTTTAAACAGACCTTGCACCGTAGGCATTTGTGAAAATTCGCCCACTGTAAACTTCATCCCTAACAAGGCGCTTCTCGGGTATATCAGTTTCTCGTCCCACATGATGTCTGCTGCTACAAACTCGACATCACCCTTTACCCACTGGTGTGAGTAGGCATTAAGACCACCTTCCACATTTAAGGGTTCTGGTACACCGCCCTTATCAAGGCGGGTCATTTGAATGGCAATGGGTTGGGGTCTGCCCGTAATATTTATGGTATCTAGTTCGTCATAGACCTTTCTCGCTTTGAGCTGTTTATCTTCTTGTACAGTCTCATCTTTGATGACGTCACCATTGGCGTCTATTACTCTTATATTCCAGGTCAATACCTCCTCAGCTTGATCGGGCAAAGGCTCATTTTCTTTTGGAGCAGCTCTGTAGTCGCGGTAATTAACTGTTGGTGATCCGCCAGTTCTCTTCTGCTTATTAAGGATCTGGTAACTAGGCCCTCGAACAATTCGCAGCTTTAGTTTGTCGGCGTCGGGTTGATTGAATGAGCGTGTTATTTGTGGGTTCGGTTCATCCGCTTCGGTCTGGCCTAAGTTTTGGCCTACCGCCAAATGAAACCCTGCTGAATCTATATTCGTAATGACTCTGGTTGATTGATTGCCAGTTGTTAATGTAATATCTTCTACTGAAGTTGAAGCCGTTTGCAGGCCATTAAGATAGATATCCTTGCCGAAGCTACTTGTTGCCAAGCCTTCAATCTCGCCCTCTGATATGATCATCAGAATGTGACCGTCAGTTCCATCCACATAAGAGGAGATGATGGGCATTGTCTGGCAAAGAAATTCGCCATACAGCAGTGGTATTACAGTGCCCTGGCTTGAGGTGCCTGAACCACCTCTGAATACGGAATCATCTGCTTCACTACCCTCTTGCTTTCCGTCTTCTGGAACACCAGGCGCAAATATCCCTGCGATACCTGTAAAGATCAACGCCGCGCCAAGACTGAAGGCAGCCATCTTCATACCAGCCGAAATAGTGCCTGCAGCTCCATATGTAATTCCGAAAGCGCCCATAGAGACGGCTACCAGCAGCGCTCCTACCAAGATCAATCCAATGTTCTTCATGGAGAAATTGAGCGCCCCCGTAATGACCGGAACCAGCGAGAATGACTGGCAACCCAGACCTAAACCCTCATAGTCAACCTTGTTGTTGTTATTAGTAATTACCTGAAAGAAAATGCCGAACTCATGTGCTGACGTGAGGAACTCTCTAAAACCGGGGATGAGTTGACATAGAGCACGTAAAGCTTCATTCGGATTACGCACATTGAGGTTGTGCTTACGGCCAAACCGCTTACCTGCAACTCCTTCAAGCGTAATCTGCATCATGGATTCAATACCTTCTCAAATACTTCTATACCTTTTGCAGCCGACCATTTTTCTAGTCTGTCTGCTTGAACGACATAGACATATGATGTCAACTCCATATTCGCAGCTACAGCCAAGTCGTGTTCACTAAACCCTTTTGATCCTCTTGGATGGGAATGGAAAATGGTGTCGGGTAGGTGCTCTAAGTAAGTTTCGGCATCAATGAGAAAGGCCTCTGTTGCAACATCTGCCTTGTTCTCACACCGTATTACCTTATTGCCTTTAACGACACCGCAAACTTCTTCAGGTTGAGCCTGAATGGACAACTTTGCTATTTGTTGATGCAGCCTTTTAATCATGAGTTCTGTGCTGTAGGGAATCCTCCATATCGAAGGTCCAGTCCTTGTTGTCCAAAGTGCTGTTGGCAGGCGCTAAGTGTCTTCAAGCACCCATCGGCTTGACCACTCGTTCGCACATTTGGTCCTGAGTATTGACACTCCGGCCCTCTATAGGAGAAGGGACAGAAGTTCGAATACAGACGACGCTTTGGCAGAGTCAGACCTTCTACGTCAAATATCGATGCAAGCTCGTAGCTCACACTCAGCTTGCTTTCCTCCAACTTGCGGTTGAAATACCACGTATCCGGTGTGAAGTGGGCGTTAGTGTCTGGTGAGGAACCGTTGGTAGTGCCTACCTTTTGAAGAAATTTGGCATATGTCCTCATTCGAATAAGCCGAAACCCAATTAGATCATCGAAGTCTCTACTCAAATCTGTTATACCGCCGTCAACATTGGCAAATCTGATCTTAGGTGTAGGCAGTTTGTTACTCGCAGAAATCTCTACGCCGCCGAATGCCACTGGTACAGGGTTGTACACCACGCTTGTACCTTTTTCATTGACATAGGTGACTGTCTGTCCTCCTGTCAGTTCAGGGCTAACGATGTTGATTCGACCAAAGCTCCCGTTCGATATTGACCTATAACCATCAATAATGAACAGGGAAATTAGAGTGTCTTCTTTGAGTGCCATTAGCTATAGCCTCGTGCCTCTTCTACTATTTTGATACTTAGAGAGCTTGGCCTGTTATATCCAAAATTATTTGCATCAGGTTTATAGTCTTTATACGGTTGATCTGGCGTTCCTCCCCTATAGACCTCAAAGTTGCCACCCCCTGTACTTCCCTCATATATTGATAGCTCTTGTTTATAACGCCGATACTGTTCTCTGACAAGACTATCCCAATCAGAACCAGCCACATATAGCGATTGAGCCGCTATGCCTAAGAGAGTGCTATTTGTGTTGTAGGCAACTGGTGTTTCGCCAAAACCAGTTTGATAGCTTATCAATAAAGGGTCGTCAGCGGTTCCTATATCAGTTGTCCCGGATGATCCGGTACTAAAAAAACCAATATCGCCAAAAATTAAATCAACCTCTTGAAGGCCTAAGCCTGGAGTATATAAGACGTATTCGTTACCGCTTCCTTGATCATCATCATTCACTGTGTTACCTACCCGTGACGCCAGTGCCTCTGGTATTTGTACGTAAAAGGGGGTTTGACTACTCGACGTCTTTAGGGTGTTACCACTAGCTACAAGTTGATCAGTGTACGTCCAAGGTTGAGTGCCTAATAAGAAATCGTATTCGTTCTCTATTTGACGCTCTGTAACATTGACCTGTCCTGGATAACTTAGTAATTCTGTGGCCCTCTTTTTATAAAATTGACTTTCAGCCTCTTTGAGAGCTTCTATGGATCTCTCTAAGGCCAAATAGTTGGGTGTAGTCAAATCGACTATCGCCATATCAATAGTTGGATATCTTGCCATTAGCTTGAGTAGGCCTCAATCAGCCCAAATTGATAGATGATGTACGAAGGACCGTTTGTGCTGATCCCAGCGTTGTCAGCCGGCCCTTTCATAAACTGCTTCGTAAACGTATTGTCTTTCAGCCGATATCGCCGCTGTAAGTAGCTAAATGGCTTGAGGGTCATTAGAAGAAAGTCGCCTTTAGTAGCAGCTAACAAGGCCGATTCAAGGGTAGTAGCATCGGCTGCTGCCATCGGACGCGACGTTATGTTGTATTCCGCGATTCGTGAGTTGATACCGTCTTCAGCAATTTGCTCATACCCATCCCCAAATCCAAATTTACGGACTCGGGTTGTGACAGATTCGCTCACATTGGAGAGCAAATCAACGCTTAAATTAACGTCGGCCATTGGCTAACATACCACCTGATCTTCTTTCTTCCATGATGACTCGTTTTACCGCGACATCGATGGCTTTACCTAGTTTGCCAGCTTGATCACCTGTCATCTCTGTAGAAGTATTACCGCCTTGATCGACATTCACAGTGATATTTGTGTTTACAGCTCCTGCAGCACCTTTCTTACCAAAGTCAACAGGAATAGACTTTCCATTAGGTAAAGGAACGACTGCCTCGTTCATGCCGCCCTCGCCGATCATTGCGGCTGTAGGGCCGGTAACAATGCCGCCCTTAGCAAACTCCATAAGACCTACATTATCGACAGTAAGTCCTTGATTGGGGCCACCACCACCACCCATTCCGAACATTCCACCCAAGTCGCCACCACCTGTCGGGCCTCCGAAAAGGCCGACAAGCTGCTTGAGCACAATCATCTTGATCATGTCAGCGATGATCTTCGTAGCCATTTGCATGAAGCTATCCGCGATACCTTTAAACATCCCGCTCAAGACTTCATCCACACTCGCAGCGCCAGACATGATGTCGGCGACACCCTGTGTCATTGCTCCACCGATGGCCTGTCCCACGCCGCTAGCGACATCTCCAAGCTTTTGGAAACGCTCAAGCATTGCGTCCATCTGAGCTTGTTTTTCTGCGTTGAAAAGTTCAATTCGCGAGAACTCCTCAAACTTCCGTAACGTATCGTCGCTCATTGGACCGTCCTGCTCCAATTCAGCTCTACGCGCATCAATACGACCCTGAGCCAGAATTTCTGCACTTCTGAACTTGTCGAACTCCATACCAGCGTTCATCTGAGCAGAACCAGTAATCAAGTTCTGAGTTGTACTCAAAGTCCCAGCTTTTGAGTCTGCAGCAAGTGATCTGACTTGATTGATAGCGCGTTCTATCTCAAGAGCTTCAAGACGGGCATCTTTCTCTTTCGTAAATAGCTCAAGCCGTTCAGCAACGAGTTTCTTGGCCCGTGCTGCCACCATCTCCCGTGTTTCAGCGTCTTGCTCAAATGTTTTTGCATTCGTAACCAAGAACTGCTTAAGTTCTCGTTCAGCAATAGTCCTTCTAGCCGCCAGATCAGCAATGATCTCTGCGCGTTCGACATTTTGGTTATCAGCCAACGCTTCACCAAGTGCTTTAGCTTGAATAGTGGCGTCCTCGAACTGCTCGATCTGCGCTTTAGGAGCAAGCCGTTCAAGTGTGTCCTGTAGCTGCCTGTCAGCAGCAATCGCCTTAAGTCGTGCCTGAGAGTCTTGGATACTGTTTAATATTTCATTAACGTCTCTCTTGGCATTTTCAATACCGGAGATGTCAGGTGGGGTGAAATTCTGCGACGTGTCTAAGGCTTTTTGTAGAGCAGCATCATCAGGCCTGCTCATTGATGCAGCGGCACCAGGATTCATCAGGTGGAGAAGGGAATTACCGCTCGGTAGTTGTGCTACGTGGCCTCCACCACCAGGATCTAGTTCTGCAGAAGGAGTAGTGGCACCTGGGATGACAAGCCCTTCATCAACTCCGATATCAGCTGCAAAAACGGACTGGTCAAACCCTGGTCGTGCCCGGTGCGCTGCGATCTCCTGCTCAACCAAGTCTGCGAGGATTGCTTGGTCTGTGATATTTGTGACGTCTCTACCAATATTGCTGAGTTTAATAATCGCAGCGCCCTGCCTCTGAAATTCTTTAATTAGCGCGAGTGTGTCTTGTTTAACCAGCGATTTGTTTCCACCTCGGATATCAAGATGTGGACCGCTTGATCTTCCAGTGTCTCCTGTCCTAGCTACGCCACTAGCAGCTGCAGGTAACTGCGTACCCGCCGCTTCTGCTTCTTTCTTCGCGGTCTCTCCCCTTTGCAGCATGATTTGCTCATGCACTGCTTTGACATAGTCAGCAGCTTCCTTATCAATCTTTGCTCCTTGCTTTTTAAGCTCATTGACTTTTAGACCGATCTGGAACTTGTAGTTCTCGATCTCGTTCTCTAGTTTCTGAATTGCGAGAACACGCTGGCTGCGTTGTTTGTCGAGGTCGGCTTCATCTTCGTTCTTTTTCCTGGCATATTCAACAAGACCGGCCAGGGCCTCTGCCGATGCTCCTTCTTCG